TAGAACTTAGCCTATCACCTATAAACAATATGTTGATTTTTTGATTTGGCTTTACAGATTGAGGCAAAATTACCTGACAGTTAGAAAAACTAGCTGTTGGAGAATCAGCAAAAACAAGAGTTACAGAAGTCAAGCTTAACAAAATACATGTAATAATAATGATTTTTGCCTTTTTCATATACATATTTCCTCCTTATTTTAATCTTAATTTAATTAACTCCTCATTATATCCAAGTGCACGTGCAATTTGATCTGTAGTAAATTCTTGAAATTCAAGAAAAACTTCATCGTCAATTAGAAGCTCAGTTGCAAACTTATCTGCTTCGATTTCCATTTTACTTACCAGAAGTCCAGTTCGTTTCCTTAAAAATGGAGTATTAGCATCAGGATGCATAATCGCATGCCCTAACTCATGTGCACATGTAAATAGTTGATCGTGATCAGAAAGATCATGATTTATATGTATTTGCTTCATACGAAGCTGTTTATTGTAGTATCCACTAATGGATCCCAATGGTTCAAATATAACCTTTATCCCTAAATACTTAGCAATATCAAAAGGATCATTCGTACCATATTTTTTCTTTAATGTGTTTGTTTTTTTACGAATATCCAATGAATCACTCCTTTATTTTCTGTATTTCTTTGGTGTGAACTTTTGCTTAGCATTTATTTTTGCAATGGTTATACTATTCTGGAGACTAGCTTTTAATAATTCTCTTGTTTCATCATCTAAAGGTTCTCCAGAGAACATCAGTCCATCTTGATCGGATTCTAACTGATCAAGGGTTTGTTCTAATCGTTTTGCGATATCTTTTTCATCTTTCTTAGTTAGCTCAATGGCTTGATCGGATTTTTCTTCTATTAAATCAGATTTTCCAATTCCAAAATAATCAGCGAGAGCTTGTACGCTTCCCATTCTAGGAATGGATTGTCCCGTACACCAAGTATTAAATGTTTGTGGAATAACTCCAATAGCTTTAGCCACCTCTTTTTGGCTTTTTCCTGATTTCTCTAAATAGAAAGATAGATTTTTAGAGAATATTTTCTTTTGCTTTTCATCTGACATTAAATCACCTCACTTCGTTATTAATATAGTACAATAAAAATTGATTTTTTGCAACTAAAAGTCAAAAATAAATTGATTTTGGTATTGACATCCATTTAAAATGGATTTATAATGAATACAGAAATTAAAGAAAGGCGGTGATGACGTGACAAAGATGAGCGAAGGTAAAGCAGTACCATTTCAAATTTCTTTAGCTTCAGCACGAGTTAATGCAGAAATGACGCAAGAAGAGGTCGCAAAACATATGCATGTTGGAAAACAGACTATCGTTAGCTGGGAAAAAGGGACTTCTGAACCGAAAATGTCGCAAGGAAGAGAACTTAGTAAATTATATGGTATTCCAATTGACTATATTTTTTTACCTAAGAAATCCAATTAAAATGGATTACTAAATAACTAGGAGGTGAGAAAGACGAATAAGACAGTAGACGTTGAAATTAATGGTAGGAAAGTGGCTAGGAAAATGAAACCTTATATTTCAAAAAACGAGTTAAGCAGATTGGTTCTTGATAATGGAATAAAACTTGACGGGAAAAAGATAAAAGGCGTCAGGTCATATTCTGTTAAGCAAAACAAAGATGAAGCAACAGCAGAACTGACGCTTTTTATGGATGTGAGAGTTATATAAGAGAAATAGCCGTAGTAATCAATGATGATAATGAGGATACAGCTAAATCTGATAATTTAGGTTTTACTTTTTCCCAAATTGAAGGTTCTTTAAAGGATTCTAAGAATTTGTAACCCGTTATGGATATATCTTTAATTCTAGGAATTGGTTCATCGATATATCGTTTCCCAGCAATCAAAATTCCTTCATCCATCATTTTTCGGATCCAATATAAAACTTCATTTGATTTATATTGAGGGATGGCAGACGAAACAAATTCTTTCGGCATAATTGGCTGAACGTATCCATTTTCGTCTGGGTATAAATTATCAGAAATAGCAATCAAGGTATCTCTAAGCAAATCGAGATCTAATTTCATAAATAAAACTCCTTTCTTAAAACTCGGACATGCCAGTGCCCTGTGATTTAAGTATAGGAGATATATGAAAGAAAGACAACATAATAATAGCGGATGGCTTAATCCTCTGTCCGATACACGTAACCCCGAAACCCTCCCTAAATTGGTTAATTATTAAAAATAGCACTCAATTATCGGACGGAGAGTTAAGCCATCTGAAGAAAGGTAGGTGATAAAGGTGTTCAGGGACAGGCTTAAAAAAGTGATGGTAGATCAAAACATCAATCAAGTAGAGTTGTCCAGAATCTGCGGTGTAAGTAGATCGACCGTCAGTAAGTGGATGTCTGGAGATTCGGAACCGACAAAAGCAAGACGAAATGAGATTGCTGCAATACTTAATTTACAGGAGAATTTTTTTGAGGAAATAGTCATTCCGGTAGAAAAAATAGAGACATTAAGTGTAAAAGAAGTTGCAAAGTTAATGGGGTTGAGTGTTCCAACAATCGAAAAGGGATTGATTCAAGAAAAATTTCCCTGGGGATATGCAATCCAAACAAGTGAAAAAAAACATAGATATTTTATAAACGCAAAACGCTTTATAGAATATGAAATGTAATAAATATAAGGAAGGAGCATAAAGATGCACACAGAGACAAAAGCCATGATCTGCACGGCAGCAGTGCTGATCGCAATTGGAATCTTTAAAGAATTAGCAGCGTTGTGTTTGATCACAGCGATGATCTATGAGGAAGGAGTGAAGAAATTTGATAAATAAGAAAGAAAAAAGTGCCAAGGAAGCGGCAACTTCCAAAGGCACAAATGACAAAAAATTATCAAGTGCATTATAGCACGGAAAGTGAGAAAGAACAATGACAAAAGAATTTTTATTAGAATGTGAACGAAAATTAGCAAAATCTTATGTATGTACAGCACTTGACCGCGACGATGACGGCATTGCTATTACAAAAGAGATAGCCAAAGATATTGCTTTTGAAGTGACAAACAGTGTACATCCTATTTCCATGGAAACAGCACCATATGTCGTAGCAGCTTTAAGAACTTTGGCAAATGGTATAGAAAAAGAGATGAATCCATTGGACAAAGAAATTGCAAGAGCATTACAAGAATTAATGGGTAGATTTCAGTTCGTTAAAGAAGAAGTAAAGGTTGATCTATGAAAGAAATTCTGATTGCACCAGGAATTAAACGGATCCAGTTTGATTCCTTTGATTCCTGGTTAAATGCCAGACATGGAATCGGTGGTTCTGATGCATCTGCAGTATTAGGACTCAATCCATATAAAACCAATACAGAACTGTATTTAGAAAAGACAGGGCAGAGAACAGCTCCAGATATTTCGGATAAGGACTATGTGAAGTACGGGCATGATGCAGAGCCATTGCTTAGATCGCTGTTTGCACTTGATCATCCAGAATACAAGGTTGAATACTTCGGAGACAACATGATCCGGAATGAAAAGTATCCATGGGCACATGCATCCTTAGATGGAGAACTGACCGATCAGGATGGTCGCAAAGGAATCTTAGAAATCAAGACAACTAATATCTTGCAAAGCATGCAGAGAGAAAAATGGAGAGATCAGATTCCGGACAACTATTACATACAGGTGTTGCATTATCTGTTAGTTACTGAATATGAGTTTGTTGGACTGAGAGCACAACTTAAATCAGTGTGGCAAGGGCAGATCCAGCTACAAACAAAAGATTATCATATTGAGCGATCAGACGTAGAAGAAGATATTGAGATATTAAAACAAGCGGAAGAAGAGTTCTGGCAGAAAGTTTTAAAAAGACAGCAACCGAACTTGATTCTTCCAGAAATTTAAAAGGAGATACATATGGAGTTTAAGATATACAATCCGCAGGAAGATGGGTTTCTACAGAAGATTGATTGGAATTATGAAGAGTTAAAAACAGAGATTCAGAAGAAAGCAAATGATTATATGAATCTGGTCTATACAGCAGATCAGATTAAGGATGCCAAAAAGGATCGTGCTAATCTTCGAAAATTTGTAACCGCATTAGAGAACAAAAGAAAAGAAATCAAACGACAGGTCATGCAGCCATACACAGCTTTTGAAGAACAAGAAAAAGAACTGATCGGCATCGTTGATCAAGCGATTGGAAACATTGACATCCAGATCAAAGGATACGAAGAAGCAACACGGCAAGAAAAATTAGAGAAAATCAAGGGAATCTATTCAAAGACAATCGGTGATCTTGATCGCACGGTTCCATTTGAAAAAATCTATAAGGATTCTTGGTTAAATGTATCAACGACATTGAAATCTATCACAACAGAGATCGCAGAGATCAGAGATAAAGTTGACAGCGATCTGAAAGTAATCAGTGCAGATACAAGTCCTTATGTTTTTGAAATGAAAGAAGAATATCTGAAAGCTTTTGATCTGAACGCTGCAATGATGAAGAAACAGAAGTTAGAGGAGACCGCCAAGAAGAAAGCCTTATTTGAGGAAGATCAGAAGCAGAAGGAGGAGCAGAAACAGCAGCAGTTAAAAGAAGAAGCACAGAAAGTAGTATCTGCAGGTGAAAGCAAAGAAGTGCTAGAAGAACCAATAGAAGCAGCAAAGCCAAAATGTACAGGAGAAAGAACCGTAGCAATTACATTCCGTTGTGTTGTAAAAGAACACAACTTTAAGGAAGTTAATGCGAGACTCAGTCTAGTACAAAAAGTATGTGAAGAATTTGAAATCATAAATCCAAAGGAAGAGGAGGACTTATAAAATGTCAGTTGGAAACAGTTTAGTAAATAGACAGCAGGAAACAGGATTAACAGCATATCTTACAAATGATGCTGTAAAAAATCAGATCAACAATGTAGTTGGTGGTAAAAATGGAGATCGTTTCATTGCTTCTATCGTATCTGCAG